GAAAGCAAGCTTGATGAGCTAAAGGCAGCCATAGCTTCAGAGATGAAACCTTCAGAGAAAAAACACGGAGCTAAGGCAATGAAGAAACATGAAAGGAAGTACGAAGAGGATGAAACTGACCTCTACGAACTCGACGAGATGATGGGCGATGAAGATGAGCCTGATCTTGATGAGGCGATTCTCAAGCTTATCGGTACAGCTGACGAAAAGGAGGCCTTTGAAAGGCTTGGTCTTTCCGGCATTGAGTTTGAAGAGGAGGCCGGCGAGGAAGGCGAGGTTGAAGTCGGAGAGGAGGCTCCCGAAGAGGAGGCTTCTGCCGAGGCTGCCCCAGATGAGGGCGGAGACTCAATGAACGAGAGGGTCTATGAGATCGACGAGAACATGCTTCGTCGCGAGCTCGCCCGACTTCGTGAAGCAAAATCCAAGAAGTCAAAGGTTTCCTCTAGCACATCACACAAGGTTGCTGCCAAGTCATTTGGCGGAGGAACACTTGAGGGTGATGTTCTAGACACAGAAGTTAACGAACTTGACCTAGTCAAGAAGAAGATGGTAAAAGAGGCACGGGAAAATCGTGCTCTCAAGCAGCAGCTCAATGATTACAGAGGCGCAGTTGAAACGCTTCGTGAGCAACTTTCCGATCTTAACTTGTTTAACGCAAAGCTTCTTTACGTCAACAAGATCCTCCAGAACAAGGACGTTGCACCTAATCAACGTCGTGCAATCATCGAGGCACTTGACGGCGCATCTAATCTTCGCGAAGCCAAGTTGCTATATGAGAGCCTCTCTACTTCGATTTCGACGAAGAATGAGTCTCTCAATGAGTCAGTCAAGCACACAGCCGGCTTGGCATCACGTCCAGTCACCTCGTCGTCTGCCCGAATTGGCGGTGCAGGAGAGGTTGATCGCTGGGCAGTCCTAGCAGGCCTCAAGTAATCATCAAAGCTTAGGAGAAATAAATGTCAAAGTCTTTTTCACTTAATATGCTCACTGAGGGAATCAGTGAGCGCAACAACACTGAGGAAGGCCGTCGCCTCATCGAGAAGTGGACCCGCACAGGTCTTCTTCGTGGTCTCGACGGTGTCAAGCGTGACAACATGGCTCGCCTCATGGAGAACCAGGCTGCACAGCTCCTCCGTGAGGTTAACTCACTCGGAACTGGCGGCGCCGCTGGCACTTCATCCGGAGACATCCGCGGCTTCACCAACATCGCGTTCCCGATAGTCCGCAGGGTCTTCGGCGGCCTCGTTGCTAACGAGCTCGTCTCCATCCAGCCAATGAGCCTGCCATCTGGTCTGCTCTTCTACCTGGATTACACCTACGGAACAGACGTTGGCGGTGACTCTTCCCTCACCACTGGCACCTCAACCGACGGTGCAACCTACAAGGCAGGTCAGTCCATCTACAACAATCCAACTGGTAAGGGTGTCCGTTCCGGATCACTTGCAACCGGTGGGCAGTACGATCTCGTCGGAACTGGATTCTCCAAGGTTCACACCTCTTCGGCAGGCGTAACAGTCTCTGATCGTGGTGCCTTCCAGGCTGGAACCTCTCTAACTGCTGGTGCAAAGTGCTTTGCCACCGGAACAGACGGAAGATTCCTCCAGTTTGACCCACAGGTCACAACTTTGATTGAGTCTGATCCTAACCTCACGGGAACCGGCCAGTTCCAGTTTGTATTCCTCAATTGCTCGACATTCCCAGCCAACGTTGATTTCCAGCAGGTTAAGGAGATCGCTCTCCACTCTAACACTGTTTCGAATACCGGCCTAGCTGTTCCTGGCGAGACATTCCAGGGAGGAAACAACATCCTCAACATCCGTCGTCTCAACCAGCTTGGAACACTTTCTGCTGGAATCTTCACACCAAATCCTCTGCTCGCCTCAGGATCTGCCAACGCTGTGGTTCTCACAGTCGTCTCAGGCGCCCTTACACCGAGCGGTGCACCGTGGTACTTGACTGCCTCTTACGCAGTTGCCGATACTCTCAATGTTGATGGCTCTGACGCTTCGACCCTCACGATTCCTTCGTTCGAGTCGAACTTCGGATCAACTCCATCACCAATCATCCCAGAGATCGACATCAAGATCGAGAGCATTCCTGTTACCGCAACGACCCGTAAGCTCCGCGCTCGCTGGTCGCCGGAACTCGCTCAGGACCTCAACGCCTATCACTCGATGGACGCCGAGGTTGAGCTCACCCAGATCCTCTCCGAGCAGATCGCTCTCGAGATCGACCGTGAGATCCTGAACGACCTTCTGGTCGAAGCCAAGGGCGCTAACTACTACTGGTCACGCGCTCCGGGCCGCTTCGTCAACAAGACAAACGGCACTGAGGTTTCTCGCGGTTCTTCTCTCACGCCCGGTCCGGCCTTCACCGGTACGGTCCGCGAGTGGTACGAGACCCTCATCGAGACCATTATCGATGTTGCCAACGAGATCCACAGGAAGACCCTCCGCGGTTCGGCTAACTTCATCGTGGTTTCACCCGATGTTGCAACCGTCCTCGAGGCTTCTGTCATGTACAAGCCCAACTACTCGATCGATGGCCAGGGCCAGGTCGGTGGCTCGATGTCGATCGGCGCCACCCCGATTGGAACCCTGAGCAACCGCTTCACAGTCTACAAGGACCCCTACTTCCCCAGGAACAAGGTCCTCGTCGGCTACAAGGGCGGTAGCTACCTCGAGACCGGGTACGTCTACGCTCCGTACGTTCCGCTCATCGTCACCCCGACGATCTTCGCTCCTGAGGACTTCACTCCTCGCAAGGGCGTGATGACCAGGTACGGTAAGAAGATGGTTCGTGCCGACTTCTACGGAACAGTCACCTGCCTCGATATGAACATCATCTGATGTTCTAGCCGGTAGGGCACAAGGCGGCCACCCTTCGGGGTGGCCGTTCTTGTTTTAATGTCTGAATATTTTTTTAAATCATCTGAGAATGTTTTCTAAAATTACACTAGGCGTAATACATAGCATTAAGCCCAATCCAAGTGAACACCTGACACCGACGGGGGATTGGAAGCATTCGGAGCATAGGAGGTTCACATGCCAAAAGTAACTTATGATTCTAAGAAGGGACTTGTTCAGGAGAAGGGAACAGGCGTTGTCTTTAATGCCGATTCAATAAGCTTTAGCTCACTTCCTGCAACAACAGTGCAGTCAATAACCACAACGGGAACAACAATCTCCTCACCGGGAGTCTACACAGTATCAGGGTCTTCCGCACTTGTTACGAAAGTTCCAGATCCTAGCTCAATTCCGGGCGGTATGCTCATTGTAAGAGCAATATCAGCAAAGGCTCACGCTTTGACAGGATCTGCTAGCGTTGCAGGTACTAATATCTTTGCAGGAGCTCTAGCTGGACCAAGATCCGAGGGTCAGAAGCTTGTTTTTGCAGGAGCAGTTGATGGTGAGTCGGTTGCACTTATCAGCGATGGACGTGCATATCTCCTTGCAGCTACATCTGGATCTTGCACAATTACAATTCCATAATGTGTAATTGATACTCAATTCTGCATAAATTTCTTAAAATTTAGATTTTTATCAAATCAGGCGGCCACAATGACCGCCTGATTCTTTTGTGCCATATTTAATCTTATAATTCGTGGAAGATGCTATGTCGACATTTAGCACAACCCTAAACCCAACTCCCTTTGGCGCATTTGATTTGAATGTTGATTTCCAGTCAGAAGCAGACAAAATGGTGACATTCGTCAAAAGGAAGCTAGGAGATGATGTTCTCTCTGTTGAGATGACCAAAAAAATGATCTGGGGAAATCTAGAAGAAGCAACCCTAGAGTATGGATCAATTCTAAATCAATACCAGGCAAAATCTCAGCTTCTAACCTATCTCGGTTTTGCAACGGGATCAGGAGATGAAGGCTCCGGGAAGATGCCAAGAGAAAGCCTTGAGTATCTTTCAAGATTTGCAGAACCGTATGCTACAGAAGCTGGACTTGGGGGCTCATACAATCAATATTCTGGATCAATAGATCTCAAGCCTGGGCAGCAAGATTACGACCTTTATCAAGAGCTAAAAGGCGGAGATGGAATCGCCCTTTTCAGCGGAAGCTTTAATTCTTCACCAAGATCAAAGATGCGAATAATGGAAGTCTTCCATTTCAGCCCACAGGCAGCATACAGGTTTTTTGATACAACGTCCGCAATCAATTATCTCAACAATGCTTTTTCATTTGAATCTTTTACACCTGAGACAATATTCTACGTTCTACCAGTCTTTGAAGATGTGCTTCGTGCAGGAATGCTAGATATTTCAAATAGGGTCAGAAGATCCAACTATTCTTACAGAGTAGTTGGAACAAGCCTTAGAATATTTCCGACTCCTTCACTAAACGAGACACCAAACAAGCTATGGGTAAGAGTTAGATTTTTCTCAAATCCTCTAAATCCTGCATATCAAGACCAGACGATAAACGGAGTATCAAATCTCTCTAACATCCCGTTTGGAAATGTCAACTACACACACGTGAATAGCATGGGAAGACAGTGGATAAGACAGTATACACTGGCACTATGCATGGAACAGCTAGGAATGATCAGAAATAAGTTTGGTGCCATCCCTATCCCGGGCGGAAATGTGACCCTGAATGGATCTGACCTTATAGCAAAGGGAAGAGAAGATAAGAACAATTTAACAACAAAGCTTAGAGAGATGCTAGAGACTCTAACATATGATAAGCTCATTGAGACAGCTGCGACTCGCGCAGAGAATCTCACAAAACAGCTATCAAAAGTTCCTGTTCCCAATGGCAAAGCTATCTTTATGGGGTAAAAAATGTCAAGACTTTTCATCACACCTAGAGAAATTAACTTTATAAACGATATTGCCAAGGAGCTGGTAAAAGACGTCATAGGTCAAAAGATTTATTACTTCTCAATCAACGAAATCAAGACAAGGGTGCATGACGTATACGAGGAATCACCAGATAAGATTTTTGAAACTCCGATTGAGCTAGAATGTATTGCAAAATATTCACCGCAAGAAATTATTACCAATAAGTTCGGATCAGAGGAGTATTACACGATTGAGTGTTATGTGCAGGTTAGGGATCTCATTGATAAGAATATTGATTTTATGGAAGGAGACTTCTTCTCTTACGGAGACGTATTCTTTGAGATAGTCAAGGCACCTAGAACTGACACAATTTTTGGACAAATTGAACACAAGAGCTTTATTACGATCACCGGAAAACAATCAAGAAAAGGACAGTTCTTGTCAAAGATATTTGGTCCAACTTCAGAATGGTACTCAGATCCAGATGCTGTACAGGATACGTTCGTTCAGCAGCGCGGGTTTGCCCAGAACAAGCAAGGAAAGACGGGAGACGTTAGAGCACTTCAACAAAATGGCGTGCTTGATGCGCCGATCACGGGACCAGCTGAAGTTTCTCCGCTTGGAGATCCAGATTCAGTCGGTTCATCATTTTATGATGAGACTTAATCATGTCAAACAGAGAGCAGATAAAAAAAGGATATGAAGGATTCAATGTACCTGATAATTTCTCTTTTCCATCTTGCGGAATTGAGGATGTAGATAGAGCCCTGTTTGATCTCTTTGATAAGCGTCTTGCTTTTGAAATAAAGGTCAATGAGCAAACCACAAAAGTACCTGTGGTTTTTGCCGCAGGAGAAAGATTTGCACTAACGAGAAGACAAAAGCCTATTAGGGATAAAAATAATGCATTAATACTTCCGCTTATTGCAATAAAGAGAGGACAGATTGGATTTAAAAACGAGGTAGAGGCGGGAGGAACAGCAATATCATTTAGACAGAACACAGACTATATTGTTAGAAAACGGCTAGACACAAGAGATAGAGACTACCAGAACATAATCAACAAGCTGTCCATAAAAAACCAAGACAACGTTACGTCTCGTGGTCATTTTATAGATAACAGCGTATCTCCCGGATATGGCACATTGCCTGGAACAGCTACATCAAGAAGACCGGGATCGGGATTATCATTTGGAGGCGGCAAACTCGGTTTTGCTTTAGAAAATAATGTATCTAACAATATCATGGAAGTTATCACAATCCCATATCCAGTGTTTATCCAGCTGAATTATGAGGTCACGTTCTGGACGCAATACATGACACAAATGAATCAGCTGCTAGAGACGCTGCTGGTTAAGACAGATGGACAAGGGAGAGAATTCTTTTTGACATCTAACAAGGGATTTCAATTTACTGCCTTTTTGATGGGCCCCTTTGGATCATCAGACAATTTTGAAAACTTTTCAGGAACTGAGAGAGTAATTAAGTACACATTCAGCATTCGGATTCCTGCATACATTCTTGCACCTAGCCACCCGGGTGTGAGCACGCCCTATAGAGTCTTTCACACAGCACCCGATATCGTTTTTGATGACTATGAGATCAGCCAGCAAGTTGCTGTTCCTCCTCCTAAGATACATTCTGCAGATAAGATAAATTCTTTTATTTTGTCTGACACAGAAGTTCTCAACGAAGATGGATCAAAGAAAACTGATCGAGATGCCTTGCAAGTTCAAACAGTTGTTGATGAATCTGGACGTAGAGTATACGAGAAGATTATTACAAGAGAGATACGCTCTGGTGAAAAAATTAATACATCAAGAGTCATTAGACAGATAGAGGAGACCAAGGATTAGTCATTTCATGGATAGTCGGGATATGTATTTGTTAAATACGCACTCGGAGAGAAAATGGCAGAAGTAACCTACCGGTCGCCGGGGTTTTTTGAAACTGAAATAGACCTGAGCGGTCCTACGCCAGGTGTCATAGGCACACCTGCCGGTCTGATTGGTACATCACCCATGGGACCAGCATTTGTCCCAACAACAGTCACATCGTTCAGCGAATTTGTCTCTCTATTTGGAGATGCTGGAATTAATAGATCGCCAGCTTATTACGCAGCTCAAGAATATTTCAAGAATGGTAATGCTTTGACATTCGTGAGAGTCTTGGGTGCAGGTGGAAATGCATCAACAGGCGACATACTCAACACCCAGAACAAGGGGTTTACTGTTGGATCAGGATTTGTGATTTCCGGAACTGTCGCTCATTCAAATGATCTTAGGGGAAAGGGTTTTGTTCAGTTCATCGTTGGAAATCATACACTAGCATCTGGAGATATTGATGCTTCTTACCCGATCTTTACTCTAAATAAAACGTTCACAACTGCAGGATCTGCAAATCTTGTGAGAGGCGTACTGCTCTTGGCGTCCGGCACGCGTGCACAGATCCTCTCAGACAACCAGGTGTATACAAATGCAAATGCTGCTGATGACATAGCAACTCCAGGATCAACAGGTAATTTTAAGCTTGTAATCTCAAGTTCATCACCCGGTTTTGGTACAACCGAAGGTTTTACCGGAATAAGAATTTTCACTGCTTCTCTTGATCCCGATAGCAGTAATTACATTTCAAAGGTTCTTAACACGTCTCCTGCACTCTTCCAGGAGAATGAGCATCTTCTATACCTCCACTATCCCGTTGATTCAACGGTTGCAACTCTGTCAACAACGGCAGGTGCTGTTGGACTGGCTAGCGGATCTGCTGGAACATCATCGACATCTGGGGATACCTCAGTACCTTTCTCCCGCCTCTTTGGACGTTTTGATGCAAGGTACCAGCCAGCTAGAACAACTTCTTTCATAAGCCAGCCGTTTGTTGACAAGGAGTATGATCTATTCCACTTTGAAACAATTGGAATAGGAATAGACACCAGCACAAGATTTAAGATCTCTATATCGAATCTCAAGAGGTCAGACGATCCTGCAAATCCATACGGAACCTTTACTGTCCTAGTCAGAGACTTCTATGACTCAGACTATGATATGAAGATTCTAGAGCAATTTCCGCTCTGTGATCTAAATCCTGCTAGTGATAGATACGTTGCAAAAGTTATCGGAGATAAAAAGATATTCTTTAATTTTGATGCAGTTAACGAGAGCGAGAGAAGATTCTCATCCTCGGGCAAGTTCCCAAATGCTTCTAAGTATGTTAGAGTCGTTATGAACTCGCTTGTTGACTCAGGAAATGTTCCGTCTGCTGCTCTGCCATTTGGATTTAGAGGGCTGCCAGTCCTTAAGACAAACGATACTTTCACAGACGTAGGAGAGAAAAGAGAATCGAGGCGACTTGGAATGGTTGCCGCTGCAACAACGCTTACAGCGTCTGTCCTTCCTCCTGTCCCCATGAGATTCAAGGTGACAACTGGGCAGACTGAAGCTGCTCCAACATTCAAGGGCCAGAGCGGATATCAAGAAAGAACCGACGCTAGGTTGTACTGGGGCATAATGCCAGAGCGTGTAACAGATGATCTTGACCCAAATAGCGGCACCAAGAGAAATGAATACATTGACAACCTTGTGAAGTTCTCCGGAATCCAGAAGCTTGATGCCTTTGTAACAGGATCGGGTGCAGATCTATTCGGATCGAACAAGTTCACGCTTGCAAATGTTGCATTCTACAACGGATCCATGGCAGATCTGACAGGAACTGTTGATCAGCATATGATTAATGCCTACTACGGCAGAAGTCTTGTTCCAGAGGCACCCGACTACACGATTACTTTCACATCAGAGAATCCGCGTATAACGTTTGCTACACTTGCTTCGACAGGTTCAACCTATCAGTTTAACAGATTTAGTGAATTTGCGAAGTTTACCAATCTCATGTACGGCGGGTGGGATGGTACTAACATCCTTGACGTTGATATGGCAAACTTGAACGATAGGGCATCCTCTAGCGAATCCGGTGGAAAGGCTATTGCTTCTCCAAATATCGGACTAAGTGTTAGCGCGACTTCGAACGTATTTGGATCAGGAGTAACAAATTCAGTTGTGAACTCATATAGAGGCGCAATTAAGATTATTACTGATACAGTTTCTTCCAACGTCAACACAGTAACAATACCGGGTATTAGAGATTCTAACATCACAAATTACGCACTAAGAAGTGTTGAGAATTTCTCCAGGGCATTCTATCTCATGGACATTCCAACATACGACGATAACGGAGATAGAATCTTTGATGCAATAAACCAGCCAGACGTTGATCAGACTGTGCAGCAGTTTGCCGGAAGGGGAATCGATAACAGATACGCTGCTACATACTTCCCAGACGTTAATCTTACAGATGCATCATCTGGCAGAAGAGTTAGAGTTCCGGCTTCGGTTGCTGCACTTGGCGCACTTGCTCAAAATGATAAACTTTCATTTCCGTGGTACGCACCTGCAGGATTTAACAGAGCATCTTTGGCAGATGTCACAGGACTTGCAACTCGATTGACAAGTGCAGACAGAGACAATCTGTATGATGCAAGGATTAACCCTATCACGTCTTTCCCGGGTGCAGGGTTTGTTATATTTGGTCAAAAGACGCTTCAAATTGCTCGATCTGCACTGGACCGAGTCAATGTCGTAAGAATGCTAATCGAGCTTGCAAGGCGAGTCACATCGGTTGGATTGCTTTATGTCTTTGAACAGAACAATGCATCGACTAGAGCTAGATTCGTAAATCAGCTAACAACTGAGCTAACCCTGATCCAGAGCCAGAGCGGCATAGATACATTTAGGGTTGTTATGGATGACACAAACAACACTCAGACTGACGTTGAACAGAACAGGCTCAATGGTAGAATTTTGATTGTTCCGACAAGGGCAGTTGAATACATTGCTATTGATTTCATCATAACAAATGCTGGCGTAGAGTTCGTTTGAGATACTTAGGACTAGGAGCAAATAATGGCCGGTAGCGCAAAAGTAACGACTAGAATAATTGATCAATCGCAGCCAGTCGCTGCAGTTCCATCTGGGACTCCTGCTGGAATAATAGGGACTGCCGAGACTGGTCCGGCCTTTGTTCCCGTGACTTTTACAACCTTTAGCTCTTGGAAGAGACTGTTTGGTGAAAGCGGAGAAAGATTTGGGCCCCTAGCTGTTAGCCAGTGGTTGACAAATGCGTCGCAGGCAACATATTTAAGAGTCCTCGGCATTGGAGATGGAAAGAAGCGCAGTGCATCGACAGGGCAAGTTACCAATGCAGGCTTTGTGGTCGGGTCGCAGCAGGTTCACAATAGCGGAATTGTTTCCTCTAACCCGTATGCAAACCTGGGTGGAACGCTAGGAAGAACGCACTTTCTCGGTGCATTCATGTCAGAGTCTGCCGGATCAACAGTTTTCAGTGAAGCTGGATATCAAGTAAGCACTGGATCCATGCCAATAATAAGGGGAGTCATTATGACTCCTTCCGGAGTTTCTCTAACTCTATCAGGAAATTACAACACTAGCAATGCGCCTTCAACGTTCTCTTCTTCTCCTGGCGGAGGAATAACTGGATCAATCTCTGTGTCGGGATCGATGTTTGTTATGCTTCTCAATGGTCACGTCGATACGCCAGCTTACAGAAATGTTATTACAGCTTCATTTGAGATTGGGGATAATCACATATCCAAAAAGCTCAACACAGATCCAATGCTGCTTGAGCAAGCTGGACACTGTCTGTATGCTTACTACGACATTCCTGCATCTTTGGCAGTCTTGACTGGGACAGGTGTCTTTACTAACCCATTCACCGTTGCTAGCACAGAGCTTCACGATGTTGTGTTCATCACAACTAGCTCCATCGCCAGGGACACGTCAACATCTACTATTCCTAATTTTGAAAATTTTAGAGAAAGATATGCAACTCCTCACACTCCGAGCATCATCTCTCAGGATTTCGGAGGTACCAAGTACCCACTATTCAAGGTCCACACGCTTTCGGATGGTGAAAACGCCAACACAAAGTATAGAATACTGATTGAAAACATTCAGCCTTCTGCAGACCCTGCATATCTTTTTGGAAAATTTGATCTATCTGTCCATGATTACGAAACAAAGAATCAGATTACAAGATTCAACGGCTTGTCTCTTGATCCTACATCTACTTCTTACATTGCAAGAGTAATCGGAGATCAGCATGTCTTCTTTGATTTCGATAGAACAGCGAGCTCACAAAAGATTGCAATCACTGGAGATTACCCAGTTCTAAACAACTTCATCCGAGTTGAGATGTCGGATGATATAATTCAGGGAAATGTTCCACCTAATGCACTTCCATTTGGTCACAGAGGATATGGCTATCTAAATACGTCCGGAAGCATTCTTGCGAGCCTGTCAGACCTAAACAGCATGAATCCGAATCGATTGAATGACATTGTTCGTGCAAAAATTGCTCCCATCCCATACAGAAAGAACATATCTGTAGGAGGAAATCCGAGGGCGTTTCTGGCATGGGGAGTTCAGTCAGAGCTACAGAGCCTAGCTAATTACAATTACACTAGCGTTTTTAATTCATCAGTCGCTAGTTACTCAAAATTCTTCCCGTCTTTTGCACCCACTGATGCGAAGTTCTTTGTCGAGGATTCATCAGAAGCTGACTCTTTCTCTAACGGATTGTTCACTATTGAGAACATAAGGGTTGTGACCGGGTCAAACACGTATGCAGATCCTGCTCAATGGGGTTCTGCAACATACATCAGAGAAGGAAACATTCCCGTTACTCCGTCTTCAAAGACCCGCGGGCTCACAATAGGCGATCTTGCAAATACAACGTCTCAGACTTCAAAGTACGTCTCGTTTGAAGTCATAACGCAGGGAGGATTTGACGGAGTCAACATATTTGATGCCCAGAAGTCGAATTTAACAAATCTTGCTGTCAAGAGAGAGATAGATGACGCCGGCAACCAGGGAGGCGCTACAAGCGGCCCAACGATCGTAGCCTATAAAAAGGCAGTTGACATTATGGGAAGTAAGTCAGACGCTGACATCCAGGTTCTTGCCATACCGGGTATTAGGCATTCATCGGTTACTAACTACGCAATATCTGCTGTTGAGAACAGATTTGATGCTATGTACATAATGGATATTGAAGAAAGAGACGCTTTCAACACAGTCATAACAGGATCTGGTATAGAACCTGACGTCTCTTACACGGTTGACGCATTTACCGGTAGAAATCTCAACTCCTCATTCGCTGCAGCATATTTCCCAGACGTTACCATCACAGATCCCGATACAGGTGATCTTGTGGCAGTTCCTCCCACTGTTGTGGCACTTGGCGCTTTGTCACAGAATGATAAAATTGGATCTTACTGGAATGCTCCTGCAGGATTCAATCGAGGAGGACTTCCAAGCGTTGAGTCTTCTCCAATTATACTCACACAAGACGATCTCGACATCCTCTACGATGCAGCCATCAATCCGATTACAAGCTTTGCAGGAACAGGATTCGTCGTCTGGGGGCAGAAGACCCTCCTTAAGGCATCTTCTTCACTTGATAGAATAAATGTGAGAAGACTCCTAATTTTCCTGCGTAGACAGGTGAGACAGGTTGCAAACAGCCTCTTGTTCGAGCCTAACACGCAGGCAACACTTGACAAATTTAATGCACTTGTCAACCCGATTCTACAGCGCATTCAGTCGGGCGGCGGTGTGGAAAGATACAAGGTCATTATTGACACAACAACGACTACACAGGCAGACATCGAGAATAACACAATCAGGGGCAAGATTTTCTTGCAGCCAACTAGAACTGCTGAGTTCATTTCAATTGACTTTGAGGTCAGAGGACGCAGTGTTTCTGTATGATTGAATCAAAAATCTTCAACACTATGATAAGTAGAAAATAGCAGGAGCAACAAATGGCAACATCGGCAGAGACACTTTCTGTCACGGATATGCTTCCTAATAAGTTTGAACCGAAGAGGAAGCATCGCTGGATTTTTGCAATTGAAGGAATAGACGCCTTTATTATCAAGACGGCAGCACGGCCTAATTTCCAGATGGCGAGCATAAAGATTCCCTGGATCAATACGCAGCGCTACATCTCAAAGCGTCTTGAATTTCAGACACTTTCCGTCAATTTGCACGATCCAATTGCGCCGTCTGGTGCGCAGCAAGTCATGGAGTGGATTCGTACTCATCACGAATCAGTGTCAGGCCGCTCAGGATACGCTGATTTCTATAAGCGAGACATCCAGCTCAAAATGCTAGATCCGATCGGAACTGTTGTTGAGCTGTGGGACATCAAGGGCGCTTTCCTTGAGTCTGTCAATTTCCAGAGCTTGGACTACGGATCAGATGAGCCCATCGACATTCAGATGACAATCAGATTTGATCAGTGCGTACTTCAGTTCTAAAATAAGACCTGTTTACTGAATCGACCACACATCCATAATGAGAATGTGTGGTCGATTCAGTATTTGGCCACATGAGAAAAAATGCCAAAGAGATCAGAAATTCAATCAATTCCTGCACAAGATCCGATTAGCCAGATCCCAAGGGGTTCTGCGTTACAAGATGTTTTTGGATGGACAATACCTGTTGAACAGGTCCCATTACCATCAGGCGGTGCAATCTACCCGGATGGAAATCCACTACACGGGAAAGAGACACTACAAATTAAGGCCATGACTGCACTTGAAGAGGACATACTTCTTTCGAGCGCGCTGATAAAGGAAGGAACTGTTACACAGCACCTTATCAGAAGTTGCCTCATTGACAAAAGTATAGATCCGCGAGATCTTCTGTCTGGAGACAGGAATGCACTTGTTGTTTCAATCAGAATTACTGGGTATGGATCTGATTATAGGGCAATTGCTTCTTGCACGTCATGCGGAAAATCAGACAACTACTCATTTGATCTGTCTCAGCTCGGAATAAAGCGCTTAGGTGCAGCACCTGTCAGGCCCGGATCTAACGAGTTTTCATTCACACTTCCTGTTTCCAAGAAGCAAGTGATCTTTAAGCTCACCACTGTAAGAGACGAAGACGAAGACAGGGTGACAAAAGAAAAGATGAAGAAGCTGTTTCCAGATGCAAAACAGGATGGCGCTGTAACAAAGCTTCTAGAGAATCAAACCATCAGCATCGATGGAAAGACTGATCGAGTGGCAATTAGCGCATTTATAAAAGCAATGCCTGCAGCTGATAGCCGAGCCTATAGGAGCTATATTAGCAAAATCGAGCCAGGGCTTGACATGAACCTTGAGATTAAATGCAGATCTTGCGGCGCTGAGTCGAAGGTGGCAGTGCCCTTGGGTGCATCATTTTTTTGGCCTGAATAGCCAAAGCAGGACATCAATACTTGAAGAGATGTTTTTCTTGATGAGAAATATGAACATAGACTATGTCTCATTGAGATCGATGCCCATAACCTATAGGACCTGGTTTATAAACAAGTTCTCCGAGATTGCAAGAAATAACCAGCCAAAGGATCAATATGGTCTGGATGATGACACGCCAATCTCATCTCCGAATAATTAGATTCTATGGCAACAACACCAACAGGCACAGGCACTACTCCGCCCGGGACACCCGGGGGTGGAGCTTCAACGCCAGATCAGCAAGACGTCTTTAGCAACTCTGTAATTCAGGACGCATATAAGGAAATAGAACAGCTAGGAAAATCTGCAGGATTCTTGTCACAGATATTCACAGGAACAGGTCAGGTAGTAGCTGAATCAATAAAACAGCTAGCATCTTCGACATTTCAGGCGCTTGTTGAGCAGGGTGCAATTAAAGCAATTGCTGTTCCTGCGGATGCAATTAGAAATCTTGTTCAAAGGATTGACAGCGTTGGAGGTGCAACTGCAGCAGTTGCAGATGAAATTCAGAGGGTCACAGGAATGTCTGTGCTCTCGATACAGGAGATGTCTAAGAATGCAGCCTCAGCCCAGGCTGGTGTAGCGCAGGGTGCGCAAAACATATCTTCAAATTTTAGTAAGACATCTTTTGAAGTGATACAACAGCTGGGAACTGCAGAGATCACCTTCGCGAACAATCAGTCAGCAAAGCTGATGGCTCTCGCTGATGCGCCAACAATTCTTAAGACTTTTACAGACTCTCTTATTGATGACGTTCGATTGTACAAGTTTGCATCCGAGGGCATGACTACTGAGCTTGTAAAAAATGTCTACCTTGCTAAAGAGAATCTAGGTTTGGCAGCTGAAGATATAAACTTTATATTTCAAAATGAGCTGTCAGAGACTGGAAAAATTACGGGAGATGCATTAAAGAATTTTGAGAAAGCTGCTTTAGCAACTGTCGAGGCTACGGGCATGTCAATGGACAAGGTCAAGTCTGACATGCTTGTTATCATGAAGGATTTTCAAACATTTGGAGATATTTCAGAGACTAGAGCTGCGCAGCTGTCAGTGACTCTTACCAATCTCGGCCTGGCAGTCTCTGATGTCACATCCCTGGCTGGAAAGTTCCAGAATTTTGATTCTGCAACACAGGCGATGAGCAATCTTGCTGCTACGACAGGCGCAACGCTTGATACGCTTGAGCTGTTCAGGCTAGCAAACGAAGATCCCGAGATGTTCGTTGTTAGCCTGAAGGAGCAACTAGAAGCGCAGGGCATTGAGTTTGATCAGCTTAATCGAATCCAGCAGAATCAAATTGCATCAGGATTTGGCATTGATCCCAGGGTCCTTCAGAGATTGATGAATGATAACATTGATGCAATCACTGGCGCCCAATATCAGCTAGATGCAAGAGCACGTGAAATGACAGATGAGGAGGCGCAGAAAAAGCTTGCCTCCATAAAATCACTTGAGGCTGCTGCAAAGACAAGCACAGAGGAGCTGGCCAAGCGGGTTACTGAAACTGCTGTTGCTGTTGAGAGTCTCGCAATATCTGTCGAGAAAGGAAACAGAAGCGCAGTTGCAATGACCTCAGAGACTGTGAAACAACTAGGAGAAATTAGAGACAAGTCTGTAGAAAGGGCTGGGGAGGATAGGCAGACGCTTGACAAGGTCATCGCTCAAAACAACAAAATAATTGAGCAGCTTGAAGAACAGCGAAGAATCGAGAAGCGGCTTCGTGAAGAGCGCAGCGGAGCTAATCCGCCTGGCACGCCATCGACGCCTGAGCCTGCAGCCCCTGGCGTACCGGGTGTAAGCCAAGATACACCCGGTGTCATGAAAATGGATCAAACGGGATTTATCGGATTAACCGGTGGTGACTATTATGCTGCTGCTTTAAACCCAAGAGATCTTGTGATGCAAATTATGAATGCATTTCCAGCTGAGACTAGCCGTGCAATAACGGAAGGACTCTCAACCATGCTGCCAGCCGCGCTAAAGGTTGAACATGCGCATGCTGTCACTATGGATCCAAAGAATATCATACAAGATTATCTAATATCTGGTCTTGCAGAGAAGCCACGTGCTCAAGCACCGGGTGCGGCTCCGTCTGCTGAATCTGCGCAGCGTGTTGAGCATGTCATAAAATTCCAGGTCGTTGGTGACGGATCTGACATTGGTGATGCAATAGCTCGCGCCGTCGGTACAAGGCTTGCAACAGTTGGTATCTCAATAGACGGAATTGATACCAAGTTTAATACTAACAATCCAGTAGTTTCTGAGCAGGTGTAAAATGCAAGATGACTTTGGAAAAGAGATTGAAGCACTAATAAAGGGGACAATTTCTGCCCTGGATTCTGCTTTTATGTCTGATGATTTTCTGGAGTCAGCAGACAAATCTTTTGGTGAGATACCTAATTTTATGAGCAAGATGTCTCTTGCGGAGGAACATGTCGACTCGTCAGACACTACGTGACTTTCTCACAAGCATTGGGTCGACATCGACTGGTATCTCCTATGTTGTCGACAGGGGCGCCAACGATGTTGTCGACGAAGGTGACGATCTAGGCGTAGATCCGGGAACTAGTAAGCGACTGCTTGAATTTGATGCGAGCAGCACGCTGCTTGGCGATTATGTTTCTCACATCACAGCAAGAAATCAATTTCCAATTTCTCCAGGCACACATCAGGCACCCAATTCGACACGAGGATCCGCATTACAGCCCGCAGAGTCGTCAGGTGCAACATCGGTGTTTGCTGAGGTGACAACGGGAGAATTTGCCGAGCCTCTCAACCGATCGAACAGCACGATCTTCGATTCAGCGGGATATCCGCTTGATAGTCTGGTAGATAAGACAGGTGACGGAAGCGCCAAGAGCGGGAATACGCTTCTCACAGAAATTGTTTCTGCTGACGGAAATTCTGATACAGAGATTGACCAGGCACCAGTTGTTCTCGGGTCATTCTCGGCACTTAAGAAGTACAATAGATTTTCGCCCACCTCAGATCCAAGCAGTTTTTCCAACGATGACGCAGGCTACCCGCAGACATCTGTTGCTTACGCAGAAGACAATGTAATGCGCGTGCAGGTCGGAGATGGTGTATATGAGCCGCAGACAGCTGAGGTTTCTGCTGACATATCGCAAGAAGATCTAAGAAATGCAGCAAGGAGCATGATTCTTAAGGCTGCAGGATGGGATACAACTACATTTCCAAACCAGGCATCTGACCCCGGTACAGCATTTGATGATGTTGCGTCTCTTAGCCTGTCAAAATTTCCAAGTATCGCCAATAGAGAGCAAGGAACAGTCGATCACTATCGCGCACAGGATTCGTTTGGAATGCCTGTTGCATCAAACGGCGAGGACAGCATACTTGCAGGTCGTGGTGATGCTGTTCAGAAGTCAATCAGTGAATCAAAATACATGCTGACGAGAGGATCGACGCATACAGCAGATCAGAGATTTACCGACGATCAGAGCAAGTCGCCTCCTTCAAATGAGAGAGTTCAGGCACTGCAGGCAGGAATAGCAATGCTTGGTCTTGCCAATATAATCGATAATCGCGTTACTCTCATGAATACTGATCTTGAGAGTCTGCAAGTAAGCAAGGACAAGGTCCTAAGGGGCCCATATTCACTCGGCACTAGTATAAAATCCAATGTGAGTGCAAAAATGAGAGCGCTCATACATTCTTTCATGTTTCAAACAGGAATATACAGCTACACAGCATGCGTGTCAGAAGGACTGTATGCCTGTTTTGGACTAAGCAGCGAATTTTCAGCACTCACGACTGGAATTTCATATGAGACTCCAAATATTGCACAGAATTACGAGTCTGAAATATTAAAAATATCGAACAATCTTGATTATGACAGCTCTGCATATTTTGATTCTCCAATGTATCTGTCTCACGGATTTTGGCGTGCTGTCTCTGAGAGTGCAATTAGATCGATAAAGAATGTGCAAGAATCTGCGGAAAGTCTCAGCGGAGCAGATTTTGTAGGAAGCATTCTACAGACCAAGGACTCTCTCGCCGTCAGAATAATGAACGTCTTTTGCTCCATCGGATACCAGCGACTTGTTATGCAGGGTATTACATCCGAAGCAGCAGCTGCTGGTGATCCTATCAAAAATCCGTATGATTTGGATTCTTATCCGATTGCACCAGGCACTAGACAGATGAAATCTAGAGATGGTACTCTAATTAGCAATGCATCGCTTGCATGGAGGAACAGCTCTCTCCCGAGCATGTTTATTCTTCCTGTCGAGGCGATGGCTGCTACGCTGGACATGGATTACATGTTTGATCCAGACAAAGGAGCAAATCCAATCAAGGGTATGCTCGGATCGACCATGTATGACAAGACATATGTCAAGGGAATTAGAAATTCAAACGCAATTCCGCCAATTGCAGCCAAGCTGCTGGAAGACAGACTTGGTGCCGAATACATGCCCTTCAACTTTAGAGATCTCAGAACTAATGAAATTGTTGCATTTCACGCGTTCTTGGAGACATTGACCGACGGATATACAGCAAACTTTACAGAGACAAAAGGCTTTGGTCGTGCTGACCCAATTCAAAACTACAGCAATACAAACAGATCCATAGGTTTATCATTTTGGGTAGTTGCTACCTCGAAAGAAGATTTTGATGAGATGTGGTTCAAAATTAATAAGCTAACAACGCTGGTCTATCCTCAATACACAAGAGGCAGATCTGTTAGCCAAAAAGATGAGAGTGCCTCCATTGGAAGCATAATTGGTCAGACAGTTAATTTTGAGCAACCCTTTAGCCAGATTGCCGGAGGAACTCCTGTTATCAGAATGAGAGTGGGTGATCTCATTAAGACAAACTATAGTAGATCAAACTTTGCCAAGCTTTTTGGTGTAGGAAACGACAGCTTCTTCGTTACTACAGCCGGCGTGGGAGACGCTGTGGCTGCCGGTTTAACCTCTGGGCTCGCAGGCGGGACGGGCGCAGGATCATTTGGTCAAGACTCATCGCAGCAGAATGGATTTGAAAAAGCAACTCAAAATATCGATCTTAGGCTTGCTCCGTTTCTTGTGTACGCTGCATCACCGATGGAACTTACACAATTTACATCTCTGGCACAAGGACAAATCGCTAGCGGAATTGCGCAGGCAGCGACTGATGTCGCTGCAGAGTTCTTGGCGTACTATCTAAAGAACGGCTTTGTAAATCCCCTCCTTTATGGTGACAGATATAAATTTTTTGGAAATGATCCAGGATCACCAAGTTCAAGAGCAGACAATGCAGGTGCTGACACATCGACATCAGAACTTGAATTTTTTGGATTAAAAAGTTCTTTGATATTGAAGGCAAGATCGACTCCTTACATAGCGTCTACCAAAGACGAAAATACAGGATTCTATAGAAAGATAAAAATCCTGCGACCCGTGTTGGTCAAGTACAAGAATACAGTCACTACTAACAACCAGAACGATACTGGCCCTGCGTATACTGTAACAATAAACGATCCGACCGTTGGAAGCGAATTGAATAATTCTGATATTGTTGTATCTGCAGCTGATCTATATGTTGATGCTGGCCAAATAGTTAACATTGCCTCTACGCCTGGTGTTCTCTTGAGTTTAGGCGCAATTGCCGGCCTGTCGGGGCTTGCAGTATCTGCTATATCAAATGCAATAGCCGCAGGGACAGAGGGTGCTGGAGTTCCGCTTGACGTTCCTCTTGGAGACTTCTTCGGGTCTACAGCACGTACATTCACCTCTCCTTACAATAATCCGCTAACTAAAGCGTTTGAGGATAAAATGGGAGAAGGCCTGGCAGGCGTTGTTAAGAACTTGTCTTTCACGTGGATGGATGTTCCGTGGGAAGTCGATTGGAATTCACGTGCACCCATGGCATGCAAGGTGAACATCACATTTGCTCCGATCCATGATATTGCTCCTGGTCTCGATTCTAACGGATTTAACAGAGCCCCAATTTACAATGTCGGACAGATTATGCACGACTCTTTCGGCAGCCCGAGGGCAGATGGTGGCAATGCTAGCAGATATTTCTACAGAAAGGGCGGAACTGTGGCTGAGCAGGCTGCAAATCCTGAGAATTTTCAGCCTTACAAGATATAGAGATGTGAGGTGATTAAATGGCAACAAGTAGATACGCATTCGTGAACAGAATTAACGGCGAGAAGATTTCAACAACTGATATAAGCTCCAAAATATACTTTGCAGTAAATCAAAACAGAATTAGATACAACACGATTAGACTTACTGAGAATCGAAGGCTTGACCACATCGCAGGGCAGGCGTATGGAGATTCATCACTTTGGTGGGTCATTGCTTCCGCATCTGGAATAGGATGGAATCTGCAGTGTCCGTCTGATACAATTCTAAATGTCCCAGCAGATTTAAACCAAGTCTTCAGCTTGCTAAGGTAGAAAATGGCAGACTCTTATACAACACCTGCAACCAACGTTGAGGCATACACTGCCCTAAGGGAAGCAGCTGACGGATTGCTAAAATATGTTGCGTTTGGTGACCTCAGCGAGCAAAACAATGCAAAGGTGTCTGTCCAAAACCTTGCCAACCCAAGAGCTTCTGCGGAATCAAGCTTTTGTGAGCAATTATTGGGCAGCTCCGAGGCTGTTCCCGACAACAACCTGTTGAGTGCGCAGCTACAGCCTGCTAGCAAGGGTGGCAGGCTATCAGAAGAGGAAGCAAAGGATCCTGGCATCATCCTGCACACTCCGACGCTGATGGACTCAAAAATTGATCCAACCAGAAACATCTCTCTTGTCTATCACAAGGCTCGCACCAAGGTTGATTTTGCGTCATCTCTTTCTGATATTTCTGCACTTTTTTGCAATCTAATGCCAACCACGGAGCTTTCTCTCTGCGTTCCGTACTTCGATGTCAGGATATTCTACCCAAAAGAGCCGACAGGCCTTGGAAAGCTTAGCCCATTTAGGTTTGTTGGAATCGGAAAAAAGCAGTCTGAGAGCTTTGACGAAACAAACACAGAAGATCAGAACCTGATTGGAACAGACGTGGCAGGCATGGAAATATTTTGCATGCCACAGACGCTTGTTGGTCAAAATTCGCAAATAAACAGCCCGGAGATGATAGAGGCAAGAGGTTTGCAAGCCATTGATCCGTCAGTGCCTCTCATGACGCTAGAAAGCGCAAACGTGCAGCAAGTCGGAGTCGGGGGATCTCTCTATGCGCAGACCAAGGTAGATCTAAAACTTGTATTGCATGATAGGTCTCGGCTCTCTGATATAGAGCCGCTCATATCTGTTGAGGTCTTCCCGACAGTAACTTTTAGAATAGAATACGGGTGGTCACACCCAGACACCAACGACATGATGGGTGGTGCTTACGCAAAACTTCTGAATAGAATGAGAGTAAAACAAGATTTCGCTTTGTACTCTGTCTCAGTTGGCACAAGAGATGCAAACTCTCTAAACATTAGCATAAGCCTTGTATCTAAGGGAGACTACATTGCCAAAAGCGCAGGGATCATATCAGCGGGAGGAGACTACATACCTTACACAGCAGTTCTGTCTCTTCTGAGACAATTCGTTAATGTTCAATCTTCCAAGACAACGGACGATAAAACTTCTTTAAATCCAGTGAACTACGTTTCAAAGGCTGGATCCACGGTTATAGCGAGCACATCTGATGGTGTAACAAGCAATAAGTTTGTGTCAATTGCTGCATTTTATAAGTTCTATAAGTCAATAAAAAAGATTACTGATGGTGAAAAAGCTGACAGTGCTCAATTGTCGGAAATTATAAAAGAGCTAACTGCGCTTGATGTAAGTGGTGCTAGCACGACTCTAGAGGATTACACATCGAATCTTTTTGAGCTAAAGGTTGCGGGTTCGACCAAGCCAACAATTTATGGATCAGAAATCACACCTTTCCCAATCACAAATCCTGATGGTACTTCAAGATACTTTAATTACTCAGCATCTTTGGGCAATATTACCAAGATAGAGAGCGAGACTGGAACGTCGGTCAGCACAGATCAGGAGATATCTGGTGCTCCTGTTGTGCCGCTGGCTTCTCTCGTTGCTAAGCTTGTCGCAAAGCCAATCATGCTTTCGGATCCCACGATATCAGAGGCCAGGATACATTGCTTCTCTTTTAATTCTACTTGCGGGGCTATGGCGCAGGAAAACATTGGTAATTTTCCAATAGTCGTGAATGATCTGCTTGAGCGGCAAGAAGGAGACAAAAAGATTTCTGGTCTCAATTCAAGATCTTCTGCAGCCTCAGCATTTAGCAAGATCCTGGCACAAGTCAACAATCCGGCATCAAAATACTACGGATTTTCACTAGAACAGAACAATCTAGACCAAGAAGTCAAAAAGATTCAAGAGGGCTACACGCCTTCTGAAGATTCTGAAGCTGATGATGCTGCGAGAAAGGAAGCACAAGCCAAGATTGACGCAAAAGTAAAAGCTGCTAACGCTGAAATAGAGCAAAAGAACAAAGATTTTCTGAAGGCGAAGAATATCACAGGAAATGAGATTGCATTCGTTCCTCCTCGGATAAAATACCAGATGGAGGTGGTGCCCGCATATTCCAGCACAGCGCTAATTGACAAGCCTAACAAGTCGATTCTTCGGATCATCATCTACGATGATCGTGCAGGAAACTTTAACAATCTTGGAAATCTACTTTTTTCAATGATCAACAACAGCGGTGTTGCAACAGTAGATGGATCGCTTACTGATTCTGATTACCTTGTCAAGCTTGACCCGCCAAATGAGGACGGCACAACAAACTATGCTGTGAAAAGCATACGTGCACTTCGAGAAATTGTCTCAAAGATGTATCCAACAATAACAATTGGAATAGAGGGAACTGTCGTTGAATCTGCAACTTTCAACTCGCAGCCATCTGGAGAGATTGCATCCTCCTATCTGTTGACAGCTACGGGCGGGACAGGAACTTCATCCGTCTATGGAAGTAGCGCAAATGCTGACATGGCAGATGATGTGCTTGTTATTCCTTCTACAGTTAGCATCAACATGCTAGGAAATGTGTGTCTTTCAAGGGGACAGACATACTACATTGATTTTGGCACAGGAACCACGATTGATAACACCTACACTGTGCAGTCTGTTAGTCACAGCTTCAGACCCGGACAGTTCAAGACGAGTGCCACATTCCTGCCTGTCAGTTCTGCTACAATGAGAACTGTCACCAGGCAGCTAAATGATCTCAGAAAGCTTGCTATACGAGCAGCGCCTGCAGTTTAGTGTAAAGACATGTTTGAATAGAAATAATATTGTGTGAGAATTTTATTTGATTCAAATTTAACAGGTGCAAGCAAGGATTTCATCTGGGAAGATGGAAGTCTCCACTTTTCAGATCTAAGCAATCCAGATTGGCATTTTGACACTAGAAAAAAGAGGGCAGGATGTGTTAGAGCTGCATCAGAAGCTGCAGGATTAAATCTTGTCTTGGAGCCTGGTTCACCACAGGTAAAGTTCTGGAAGAAGCACACGCAGTTTCCTGCGTGGCACAGAATACTGACTCGTGATAAGTTTGAGGACCACATCAGGAATCAAATTAGAGTCGTTACCGACTTCCTTTCTGATGAGAACAACAAATATTTTCTAACCACCTTTCAAGTTCAGCAGTCTTTAATCGATGCATTACAACCCGCGCGTGTCAGTGACAAAAGCCTCCAAGAGTTTGGATTTTTGCCAGATAGAGACGGATTTGTATCGATTCCTGAATATGACAATGTCAGCTCTTCAACCGGAAGGATGTCGATTAAGTCCGGACCTAAAATCTTGACCATGCAGAGAGATCTTAGAAAGAACATTGTCTCGCGGTGGAGCGATGGCGTCCTTGTCGAGGTTGATTTCAGAGCGCTCGAAGCAAGAGTTTTGTGCTGGATTTGTGGAAACAAGCCGGATACAGACGACGTCTACGAGTGGATATCGAAAAAAATGGAGACAGGCAACGTCCCAAGGGAAGTGGTAAAAGAGGCGACCCTTGCTGCAATCTACGGGATGTCAAGAAGAAACTTCGTGCTAAGATACCAGGACATGCCAGATTCCCCAGAGATATACGATTCCATTCGAAAACTGATGAGGGTCAAAGACCTAGAGGACAAGCTCACAAAATTAGATAGATTTGAAAATGCATTTGGTAGACCGCTACGCGATGCAAACGCGAGAGTGAGTCATCACGTTCAATCGTCTGCTGTTGACATTGCGTGCCACGGGTTTCATGACCTCTTGAAGCACATCGATGGAGATCATGCAGTTCCAATCTTTTTAATTCATGATGCTATTGTGCTAGATGTTAGAAAAAGCTATGTGCCTGAAGTTGAGAAAATCTGTAAAGAAGGGCTAATGATCGATATCATTGGTCATCGTTTTCCTGTTAAAGCTGGGAGATTCATTAAATGAGTGAGAGTGAGATTGTTCAAAATTTTGAAAAGTTTCGTAAGCTTCTACTGCGTGTAGAAAGTAGAAAGCAATTTCTTGAACCCTTCCTAGAAAAATACGGAGATAGAATTGCAACATCTCCTGGGCACGATAGAGGCAATAAGCAGGCCGCAGCACCGGGCGGTTTGGTAAAGAGGAGCCTGATTACCTTCTCAAATGCTCGAGATCTTTGCAAGCTTCCAGCTTTCGCAGAGAGAGAGATTGACATTGAGTCAGTCATAATTGTAAGTCTATTATATGACATCGGCAGGATTGGAGACGAGAAGGGCGATTTCTATCTTCCACAGACCTCTTCGTGGCACATCGAGAGAGGAAATCTTTACACCCACAATCCAGAAATTAGGCGGATGACACATCCGCACAGGGGCCTGTGCCTAATGCAATCAGAGGGCATTAGGCTTACTCAGGACGAGTGGATGACAATAATTTCACAACCAAACGCGTATGAAGAATCAAAATTTTATTCCGGGAGCGACATTCCGCTTATGTCTCTTTTTCATGCAGCGCTAAAGATTACCGGAATGGTAGACTCTTGCGGACCTGAGAATATTTAGATAATGTGAGCAGAAAACCAGACGGAACACAGAGATCGGGTAGATTCACTGCGCCTCCTGCAGCGGGCGCTTTTGGTGGATCTGATACAGCATTGTCTCGACTAGCACGCCCATTTGTTCCCCAGCCCTTTAGGTCTACGGGAGGCATGAGCACATCAGCCGACACCATGATGTCAATCGGAATGGGCAGGCACAATACGGACGAGGAGATGCCAGACGACCAGATCAATATCAACGCGATTGTGAGTAGAAAAGTTTCTGATCGAAGATATTTACCTAGAAAGATAGGCAACATGAAGAATCTTCTACACACAGTTCCGATTTCAGAATCTCTTGCAATGTCTAGCGACGATATCCACAAAAATTTTATGCTCTATGAGTTTTCTTTTTCAGATATCGGAAGCGGATTATCCAACCTAATCCCGGGCATGGGAAAGCAAGATACCAAAGCATCAGGAAATTCTGATTCGACTGGCGGGTTCCTCGATTCTGCGCTGCAGATTGGTGCATCATTCATTCCTTTCGCGGGAGACATCTACAAGGGCGTCAGAGCATACAGGACTTACGGAGACATAGAGGAAGAAGTAAAAGATCTTTTGGGTAGATTGGCTTCTGAGGTTGGTCTAATTGATCTCTATGCCTCTCCTCAAAACTCTGTAAACAGACAGAGAATTGAAAGAATTGCACTTAGGTCACAGACTGACAAGGATGAAATACTTGTCGCAACTACAAAGATCGCAACACTTGCAGTTGAATTTTTAATTGATGCTCTTTCATCGATTCCTTTTGAAGTTATCCCAAATCCGATTGCTGCCAAGGTTGACTCTATAATAGACGCAACGATCGCTTCGGCATTGCAGGTTGCTCCTTCGATCGACCCAACCGGAGAGAAGACAGCTTTAAACTTCTACAAGGTGGGAACAGAGATGGCTGACTCCATAAGGAGCCTAGCAGATAGCTTACCCGATCTTATGGTGCCAGATCAGCTTATATCAATGTGCAATTTGATATCTAATCTTGGCATAATTCATGGTGTTGTTAGCGGTTCTGACAAAATTGCAGATCAAGAACCCAACGCAGATGCAGACGTTCCGCTTGCTGAGCGGAAGAATAGAAAGAAGCGTCGTGCAGACGAGATGAGCACAACCGGGAATGTAGCTGGCTACGTCGGGAAAGTTGCAGGTCCCGCCAACCCCAGGCAATTTTACTCTACCATGGCAAGAGCAGCAGGAAGCGAGTATCTTACTGATCCTCTTAAAACTGCTAAACCAAAGCCTTGAAAACTCTCGCTCCCCAGTTTATGATTGGGGTGTGAGCTTACAACGCAAGCCACAAGAATTCTCTTGAGACTTAAGAATTGTAAGTTGCACATTAAACATTAAAGGAAAGAAAAAATGGCAATTAACTTCGACGCTATTCGCAAGCGTCTCGACAACCTGTCTGGAAACACTAAGAAGTCCTCTACCTCCTGGAAGCCGAAGGAAGGAGAGGAGTACACAGTTCGTCTTCTTGCATTTCCCACCCTTCACGAAGTAAAGAAGGGCGACACGACATCTTCTATCTGCAAGAAGTACGATCTTAGTCTCGCAAAGCTCCAGGCCATGAACCCAGACGTTGATTTTGATTCGACTCTCAAGGAGGGCGTCAAGCTGACAATTCGTGATGATGGACAGCCTTTCAAGGAGCTTTGGTTCTATTACAACATCGGGAACAACCCGGGTCTTCTCACTCCGAATCAGTTTGGAAAGCCTGATCCTATCCAGGAGCTGATCACAAAGCTTCGTACTGAGGGTACCAAAGAGTCCTACGAGCTCGCAAAGAAGCTCTATCCGAAAATGCGTTGCTATGCAGCAGTCGTAGTTCGTGGTGAGGAGGAAAAGGGAGTCCAGATTTGGGGATTCGGTAAGCAGGTCTACCAGGCACTCCTTGGGATTATGCTTGATGAGGACTACGGCGACATCACCGATCCTGAGGGTGGTCGTGACGTGAAGGTCAAGTGCTACAAGCCGCAGGGTAAGAAGTTCGCTGAGACCGAGGTTATGCCCCGCGGTAAGGCTAGTGCGCTCTCTCCGAATTCTGCTACCGCAAAGCAGTGGCTCGACAACATTCCAGACGTCAACAAGATGTTTGAGCTCAAGTCCTACGAGGAGCTTTCGAAGATCGTGAATGACTGGGTTGAAGGTGGAATGCCGACTGAGTCCGATGGTACTTCTCGCGGTGGAGATAACAAGGTTGCTGCTGTTGCTGATGAGGATGATGATTCTCCTCCGCCATCCAAGCCTGCTGCAAATACACCCAAGAAGACGTTCAAGTCTCTTGATGATGCTTTCAACGATCTAATCGACTCTTAGTAGTCTTTCGGGCCCGGAGTATAAATTGTGCTCCGGGCCCGTACTGTTTCACAAGGAGAAAAAATGGCAAGAATTGCAAAGGATAAATCTAGGGGAGATGATTCATCGTCAGATTTTACCGCTGATCTAATCTCTTCTCTCAACAAAGAGCACGGTTCTAGGATTGCTTACAACCTGTCTGAGGATGAATCTCCAACTCACGTGAAGCGATGGATCTCTACTGGATCTACATTGCTTGATTACATCGTGGCTAATCGCGCAAAGGGAGGCCTTCCCGAGGGTCGTATCATAGAGATCTTTGGTCCGCCCTCGATTGGTAAGAGTCACATCGCTACGCAGATTGCAAGATCCACACAGCAGATGGGAGGCATCTGTGTCTACGTAGACACTGAGAATGCAACATCTGTTGAGAATCTTGGTGCGCTCGGCGTTGATGTTAGCAAGCGATTTGTCTACGTTGATACACACTGCACTGAAGAAGTCTTTGATGTGGCAGAGAAGACTATCGTTAAGGCAAAGGCGATGCAGAAAGATGTCCCAATCACCATCATTTGGGACTCTGTCGCTGCCTCATCTCCAAAAGCAGAGCTCTTAGGTGACTACGACAAGGACAGTATCGGATTGCAGGCACGAGCCATCTCAAAGGGAATGAGGAAGATCACCGGAGTCATCGGCGACCAATCAGTCCTAATGGTCTGTCTAAATCAGACTCGCACAAAGATCGGTGTGCTTCACGGCGATCCGACAACTGTGCCAGGAGGAATGGCAATTCCATTCCACGCATCAGTTCGTATCAAGCTGGGTGCAGGTCAGCAGATCCAGAACAAGAACGGCGACATCATTGGAATTAACGTCTCTGCGAAGACTGTCAAAAACAAGGTTGCACCACCCTTTAGGATGGCTAACTTTCGAATTATCTTCGGTAAGGGAATCGAGGAGCACGAAGAGATCTTTGACGTTCTACGAGATGCCGGAGAGCGAATCATTGGAAACAAGGCAATCTGCGTCTCTGGTACAACTGCCTGGAAGGTATTTTCAGTGACTGATCTTGATGCTGGAAAACCTCTGATCGAGAAGAAGTTCTACAAGGCAGAGTTTGGTGAGCTTCTTGCCAATCCTGATTACAAGCCCTATCTTGATGCTTTGATTGAGAATGTTCTTGTCAGAACAGGAGACGAGGCTCCTGATGAAGCGCAGGATGTAGAGGGAGAAGTAGAAGAATGAAAGGTGAGGCATCGATCTTGATGGTCGATGCTCTCAACCTCTTCACCCGTCACTTTGTCGCACACCCAGCAATGGGTGTGAATGGCAATCATCTGGGCGGTGTTGTTGGGTTTATGGGAGAGCTTCGATCTCTTTGTACCCGGTTTAGGCCCAAGAGAGTCTATGTTGTCTGGGAAAGTGGGGGCTCTGCCAAGAGAAGGTCTCTGTATTCGGATTACAAAATGCATAGACGCCCAGAGAAGCTAAACAGATATTACGAAGAAGACATCCCACAGACAGTTTCAGATAGGAACAGCCAGATCGTAGCTATAGTGAAGCTTCTAAATTACCTGCCAATCGTACAGATGTACGGACAAGATTGTGAGGCTGATGATGTCATAGCCTACATCTGCAGGTACATGCATCCTGAGTGTTTGCATATCATCTTATCAGCTGATAAAGACTACTATCAGTTGATTCGAGACAACTCAATCATTTACTCGCCAACCTGGAAAAAGCTTGTCGACACAGATGAGGTGTTGAGCAAGTTTTCCGTCCACCCAAATAACTTTGCGCTTGCAAAAGCTGTGTGTGGAGATGACTCAGATAACATACCCGGCGTGCAAGGTGTCGGATTTAAGACGCTTGCTAAGAGATTTCCCGAGCTGTCAAATTCGGAAGATGTTATGCTTGAAGATTTCATCGGACTCGCAGAGTCTAGAAAGACAGGCAAGGTGAAGATCTTTGACTCCATCTGCGAATCGACTGATCTGATTCGTAGAAATTGGAAACTTGTTTATCTTGACTCATCTTCAATACCTCCGCAACAGATCGAAAAGATTAGGTTTACGAATGAAAAATGGACCCCGAAGCGTGATAAGATAGGATTCATGCGGGAAGCACAATCAATTGGAATTAGAAATTTTGATATTGACAGCATGTTCTACTCAGTAAATCACATCGGTGCCGAATGAGCGAAGCGTTTTTTAGCCAATATGGTAAACAGTTCCAGGAAAAGATCTTTCAAGCATTCCTGACCGATCGAGGTTGGGCAATGCAGATGATTGAGATCATGACTCCCGAGTACTTTGATCTCAAGTATCTGCAGTATCTCTGTAAGTCATATTTCTCATATCACCAGAAGTATAAAGATTTTCCAACGCTTCCTCTTCTTGTGACCATAATCAAGGATGATTTGCGCGAGGGGAAGGACACTATTCTTCGCGATCAAATCATTGACTTCTTGCAACGCATCAGGACTAATCCAAACATTGGAGATCTTGATTACGTCAAAGACAAATCACTGGACTTCTGCAAGAAGCAAGCGATGAAAGAGGCGCTTGAGAAGGCTGTCGAGATGATTGCGACGGACAATCTTGATTCAGTTGTTGGACTAATGAAGGACGCGCTGGCTGCCGGAACTCCCGCATCTGTTGGTCACGACTTTTTTGAGGATATTGAGGCACGCTTTGTAAGGACTCGTCGGCAGGTGTGCCCGACAGGATTACCGCAGATTGATGCTCCTGATATCTTGAATGGTGGCCTTGGTCGCGGCGAGCTTGGCGTCGTAATCGCGCCAACTGGTGTTGGAAAATCTCACTTCCTTGTGCAGATGGGTGCAGAAGCACTTCGAGTCGGAAAGAATGTTGTTCACTATACGTTCGAGCTTACTGAATCAGCAGTTGGCTTGAGATATGACTCCAATCTTTGCAACATTCCAAGCAACGAGGTAATCGATCGTAAGGAAGAGGTGCTGGACTTCTATAAGAATGCGCAACTTGGGAGGCTAATCATCAAGGAGTATCCAACGGGTACACCATCTGTCCAGACACTGCGTAATCACATCGAAAAGCTATTGCTAAAGGGTTTTGTTCCGAGCGTTGTCATTATTGACTACGCCGACATTATGAAGTCTTCCAGAAAATTTGACTCACTACGTCATGAATTGAAGCTAGTCTATGAAGAGCTTCGAAACATGGCAATGGAGATGAGCATTCCAATCTGGACTGCGTCTCAGGCAAACCGGGACGCATCAAACTCAGATATTGTTGGACTTGAAAACATGTCTGAGGCTTATGGAAAGGCAATGGTTGCCGACGTTGTTTTGTCAATTTCAAGAAAGCCAAATGAAAAATCAACTGGTGCTGGTCGAATCTTTGTTGCCAAGAATCGAGCCGGCCGAGACGGCATGTTGTTTCCCATGCAGATAGATACTTCCATGTCAAAGTTCGCACTGCTCAACACGGACGAGATGTCACTCAACGACGTGGTTAAGGCAGATGGAACATCAATGAAAACACTTCTCAAAGAGAAGTGGAAAGAGATTAACGGTAAATAGTTCGGGTATAATGATCCCCAAGGAGCTGTGAATGTCTGAGTCTGTCAAAGCTAGAGCCCTTCGTGAGACATCGGAGTATTTTGGAGGAGATGAACTAGCACCTGACGTGTTTATGAAGTATGCTCTTCGCAACGGTGATGATCTACTGGAGACAAATCCAGACCAGATGCATCGTCGACTTGCAAAGGAATTTGCGCGTATTGAGTCAAAGTATCCAAATCCGCTAGATGAGCAGACAATCTACGAATATCTCGAGGACTTCAAATATATTGTGCCGCAGGGCTCTCCCATGTCGGGCATCGGCAATCCTCACCAGCTACAGTCTCTCTCGAATTGCTTTGTCGTGGATCAGCCCCATGACAGTTATTCTGGTATTCTCTTCACGGACCAGGAACAGGTCCAGATTATGAAGCGTCGCGGGGGTGTTGGGTTTGACATCTCGACCATACGTCCGAAGGGGCAGCCTACGTCCAATGCTGCTCGGACAACCGATGGTATTGGTGTTTTCATGGAGAGATTCTCCAATTCCACGCGCGAGGTGGCGCAGGGTGGTCGTCGCGGCGCCCTCATGCTCACCATCGACTGTCGCCATCCCGAGATTGAGACCTTCATCGACATCAAGCGCGACCTGAAGAAGGTAACGGGTGCTAACATCTCGATCCGGTTCACCGATGAGTTCATGCAGGCTGTAGAGAACAATGTGGGCTTCTGTCTACGCTGGCCAGTCGAGGCTCATCCAGAAGACGCGGAGATCGTGAAGATGGTCGATGCAAAACAGATCTGGGACAAGTTTGTCGATGCGGCTTGGGCTTCGGCGGAGCCTGGAGCTCTTTTCTGGGACACTGTTGTCAATCACGGCATTGTCGACTGTTATCGTGACGTTGGCTATAAGACGATCTCAACCAACCCGTGCGGTGAGATTCCACTTAGCCCCTATGACTCGTGTCGCCTGATGGTTGTCAACCTCACTTCATTCGTGAAGGAGCCATTCACGGGAAATGCCCAGTTCGACTTTGAGGAGTTTGGAAAGGCAGTCTACGTGGCACAGCGTCTCATGGACGATCTTGTAGATCTCGAAGTCGAGTGTGTTGATCGAGTACTTGCCAAGATCGATAGAGATCCCCAGCCAGATCATGTGAAGAAGATTGAACGAGACCTCTGGACCAAGATTCGTGCTGCTGGACTTAACGGTCGGAGGACTGGTCTCGGTGTAACTGGTCTCGGCGATGCCCTTGCTGCTCTTGACCTCAAATATGGATCTGATGGTTCTATCCAAATGACAGAGTTTATCTACCGTCACTTGGCAAGGTGGGCGCATTATTCATCTCTTGTAATGGCAAAAGAGCGAGGATCCTTCCCGGTATGGGACTACGAGAAGGAGAAAGATCACAAGTATCTAAACAGCGTCATGGATACCATCGTGCCGCTCGATAAAGATGCCCGTGACATGTGGAAGACCACCGGACGACGCAACATCGCACTCACCACCACCGCCCCGGTCGGATCAGTCTCAATTCTTACACAGACAACTTCTGGCATCGAGCCAGCCTTCCTCCTGTCATACAAGCGCCGCCGCAAGATCACACAGGGAGACATCACATCTAGGGTCGACTATGTGGATCCGATGGGTGACAAATGGCAGGAGTACACGGTCTACCACCACTGGTTCAAGAAGTGGATGGAAATCACCGGAAAGTCTGATCCGCAGGAGAGCCCATACTGGGGAGGGACTGCCAACGACATTGACTGGACGAAGTCGGTCGAAATTCAGGCAGCAGCTCAAAAGTGGATTGACCACTCGATCTCAAAGACTTGCAATCTTCCAAACTCTGCGACTCGTGAGACCGTCAACGACGTCTATATGAAAGCCTGGAAGTCCGGTTGCAAGGGATTCACAGTCTACCGAGACGGATGCAGGACTGGCGTTCTTGTTCAAAATGATGAGCCCAAGAAAGAAAAGAAGGCTGATGATGGCAGAAGCATCCCAAAGCGTCCAAAGTCTCTGCCTTGTGACATTCACCGTGCAAATGTTCGAAATGGAGAAAATTCAGAATCCTGGCTTGTTCTTGTGGGTCTCAATGAAGGAAAGCCGTATGAGGTCTTCTGTGGTATTCCAGAGAACATTGAGATTCCAAAGAAATACAAGTCCGGAATTCTCATCAAGAATGGAAAGCGTGATGGTGTAACGACATACAACCTACAGGTTCCTGTTGGTGACGATGAAAACCTTGTATTCAAGGACATTATCAATCTATTTGATAATCCTACGCAAGGCGCGTTTTCAAGAACAGTTTCACTTGCCCTTCGCCACGAGGTGCCTCTTCACTACGTAGTTGAGCAGCTTCAGAAAGACAAGAGTAGTGACATGTTCTCTTTTGCGAGGGTTATTGCTCGAGTCTTAAAGGGCTATATTAAGGATGGGACTGCTTCTTCTGAGAAAGGGTGTCCGCAGTGCGGGAACACAGAGCTTGTCTACCAGGAAGGATGCCTTTCTTGCAAGAATTGCTCTTACTCTAAGTGCGGCTAGAATAAAAGCGACACACATGTGGTATCTTTCTTACTATGAACATCATCACGTGTGTATCGCCTCTAGTCAAGGAAGTAGAACTTCGATCTAGTCCTGTAATCATCAGGGTTAATAAGTTTGAAGAAGACTCCGCAAAAGAATTTGCGCAGCAGATGTCCCTTGCACAATCAACAGGTCAGCCTGTTATTCCTATCATCATTGATTCGTATGGTGGACAGGTCTACTCGCTCATGTCAATGATTGGCAATATCAAGTCTTCCCGGACTCCTGTTGCTACTATTGTCGAGGGAAAGGCCATGAGCTGTGGTGCAATTCTATTTTCTTTCGGACATCAAGGATACAGATTCATGGATCCAGATTCTACGATTATGATCCATGACGTCTCATCGGGCGCAATCGGCAAGATTGAAGACATCAAGGCAGACTCCAAAGAGGCAGAACGTCTCAATCAGAAAGTCTATCGTATGATGGCTGCAAATTGCGGCAAGGAACCTGAGTACTTCCTTAACATCATTCACGAGAAGAGCCATGCTGATTGGTATCTTGATGCAAATGAAGCGCTACGTCACGGTCTCGCAAATCACACTAGGCTTCCCGATATGAAGATCAGCGTGGATGTAAAATACAAGTTTGAATAGGTGAAAAATGGTAAATGTAATTGCTGAGTATATTTGGGTTGATGGCTCGACGCCCACGTCGAAACTAAGAAGCAAGACCAAAATCTTTCAGTTTGAGAAAGAGCGTCTTGCAATTTCTGATATTCCGACATGGACATTTGACGGATCTTCGACAGGGCAGGCACCAGGAGACAAGAGCGATTGTGTTCTTGTGCCTGTTGCAATGTGCAAAGATCCAATTCGATCAGGAGCAAATGCAATTCTTGTCCTGTGTGAGGTGTATAACGCAGATGGGACGCCTCACACGACAAATACAAGAAATCCGCTTGTCAAGCTTATGCAGAAGAAGTCGTATAAAGATCCTCTTTGCGGGATCGAACAAGAGTATACACTTTTTCGAGGCGGGACCCCGCTAGGCTGGCCAACTGGGGGCTATCCTCCTCAACAAGGACCTTACTATTGCGGCGTAGGAGCAGATGAGGTTTGTGGAAGAGATCTCGTAGAAGAGCACATGCGTGCGTGTCTTGATGCGGGAATTCTTATCTGCGGAGTTAACGCTGAAGTGATGCCGGGTCAGTGGGAGTTCCAAATTGGAACCTCTGATCCAGTAACAGTATCAGATCATCTTTGGTTTGCACGGTGGTTGCTCTATAGGATCGGTGAGAAGCACGGAATAAATGCAAAGCTTGATCCGAAGCCTGTTAGGGAGCTTAATGGAGCAGGAGCACATACGAACTGGTCAACTAATGCGACAAGAGACCCAGAGTCTGGAATGGTTGAGATCGACAGGATCCTCCACGTACTTAGAATGAGACACGATGATCACATCGTTAGATACGGTCACGGCATTGAGCAGAGACTAACCGGGCAACACGAAACTTGTTCTTATAAGGAATTTAGATGCGGAGTCTCAGATCGGGGAGCATCAGTTAGAATTCCACTCCATGTGTCTCAGGCAGGGTGCGGATACTTTGAAGATCGCAGACCGTGTGCAAATGTTGATCCATACACTGTAACTAGACTGCTGCTAGAGGCATCTTGATGAGCACAGACAGCACTGAGCTACTCATCAAGACCGTGATCTGGAGAGTATTTTCAATGCTGTTTGGAATGTGGGTGACCTACCTTTTCACCGGCGATATCATCAGATCATCAATGATGGTATTGGTGTCTGGTTCGTCACTCACTTTCTTGCAATGGGTATTTGAGATTATCTGGGACAGATACTGTAGAGAGAGGATTAGAAATGCCATTTCAGAATAATACTGTTGAGCTGGTCGGCTGGTACGGCGGCGACGATGTTCACGCTTTGTCCGCATGGACAAGTACAAGTAGAGATCTGAACGCTGAAAAGCACAACAGAATTCCAGCTTTATTAAAGATGCTTGCAGAAAATGGTCATGAGACTCCCTTTGAAAAGAGCTCTCTACACTTTCTGGTTACTGTTGATTGCGCTACACACATTCAGCTTCTCAAGCATCGGATTGGAGTCTCAATCAACGCTGAGTCTGCTCGCTATAAAGAGCTAAAGGACGATAAGTACTACCTTCCAAAAGACTGGCCTGTCGAAGAACAGAGTCGGTATATCGCCTTCATGGAAGACGCCCTAATGCGATACCATGAGACGCTGGATCGACTCGTTGCATCAGGAATGAGTCGAAAACGTGCTAAGGAGTCAGCCAGATTCTACTTGCCATATGGCAATCAGATTACGATGGACATTATGTTCAACTGGCGTAGCTTCAATCACTTTCTCGGGCTCCGGATGAAGCAAGATGCACAGCGTGAGATTTGCTGGGTCGCTGAGGAGATGCTTAAGCAGGTAAGTGAGATACCCGGAAATCCATTCAGAGATACAATTCAAGCATTTGGATATTGAATATTTTGCCTACTTAGCCGGTACTATTATATGGAGGCAAAATGTTCTTAGCTGGAATTCTCTTTAGTTGCATGGCTTACGCTCACCCTGTTAGGCATGTTCCAGAATCATATGTTCGTGTTGTTGTTCAGACCGCACCTGCCTCGCGCTGGATACCTGGACACTTCGATCGATTTGGATATTGGGTTCCTGGTCACTGGATTCAGACAGAAGTAGTGCATGTGTCACCACCTACACCTTCTCCTGAGTGTCACAGGCACGCAGATGGACATGTCCACTGTGGTCGACACTAATACGTAGAGAGCATGCCATCAAAATATGCGCCAAAACCTGATAAGGTTTCGAGTAGAGTTATAAGATTCTTCAGATCTATGCTTGAAAAATCAGATAGGGATGAGGATGATATTGAAAAAGAGCATCGTCGTTTCAAATCAATTTATAGCTCTATCGTTCATCATGCGATGAAAGAAAAGAATCAAGATAGACATCAGGCACATAAGTATGCACTCAAGGTGTATGTTTCACAGGCCCCAAAATGGGCAGGAACACTTTTGAAGAAGTGCTCGAAGACTGTGTAGCACAGATCAACTTGTAAAAGACTTATTTTTATTTTATTGTATGGCATGTATGCACCACACTCGCCGTACAATCTAATCCAAGAACACGTCCAGGATGATCCTTGGCGTGTTTTTGTTGTTTGCATATTCTGCAATCTGACAAAGCGTGTTGAAGCTGAACCACTAATGTGGCAATTCTTTAGTCGATGGCCGACTGCAAAGGACGCTGCGCAGGCAAACGCTGAAGAGATTAGACAGCTAATCAAAGATCTTGGTCTTGGTGACAGACGAAGCAAAACTCTTGTTAGAATGTCACAAGACTATCTGACATGGGACAGGGCAGATCCGAAAGAACTGCACGGTATCGGAGAATACGCTGCTGCAGCATATAAGATCTTCTGTGAGCACGCCTGGGCAAAGATTCCTGAACCGAAAGACGGTGCTCTTAAGAATTATTGGCGATGGGTAAACAGTCAACAAAATTAGGAGATTACAATGCCAGAGGGGCCTGAGGTTAAAGTCGTATCTGATGGGATTCGTGAAAAAATTCTGAATAAAAAGATTTCTAGCGCAAAGATTCTTTCTGGTCGATATTCCAAGAAGAATCCTGAAGGATGGGAAAATCTTAACAGTTTTCTAAATACAAATATTTCTGAGGTTGGATGCAAGGGAAAATTCATCTACATCAGTCTTGACAGTGGGATGCACATTTTCAATACACTTGGAATGACTGGGAGTTGGTCTGCTGCTGAGAGAAAGCATAGCAGAATTCAATTTGACTTGGACGACGGAGGAAGGATCTACTTCAATGATATGAGAAACTTCGGCACGTTAAAACTAGTTGACAAAAAAGATGCGCTGAATGAGAAACTAAAATCTTTAGGACCAGATATGCTTGCTGAGGATGTATCTGATCTTATGTTTATTAGATCTATTAAGAAGAAGAATAGAACCATAGTAGAAGCCCTAATGGATCAGTCTATCATCTGTGGTGTAGGAAATTATCTAAAGTCAGAATGTCTATACTTCAGCAAGATTAGTCCTCACCGTATGACACAAAGTTTAACTGATTTTGAATTGCAAACTCTCAATTCTGTGATTAAGAATGTGATTAGGAAATCGTATGAGACAGGTGGTGCCACAATCTATACTTTTTCGGGATTTGATGGACAAAAGGGAGATTACAGTCGCCGCTTTGCAGTCTACAATCAGGAGAAGGATCCAGAAGGCAGAGCGGTCAAGAGAGAGACGACAAAGGATGGACGCACCACCTTCTGGATCCCAGAGCTTCAACACTAAAAGGAAAAACAAATGGCAGATACAACTTACGGATTTTCAGATGACACTATCTCTCAGATTGCAAGGCTTCTGCAGATTGCAATTCTATCAGGAACTGACATTGTTGACAACCTTAGGACGCTTAAGCTGGTTGTCGATGAGCGAGGACAGCTTTCTCCTGATCCCACCTATCTCAGCAATTTTGATGAGAACCTTAATCGGATGATCGCTGCAATTGCAGCGATGTCTCCTCCTGAGTCTCTCGAGGAATAAATTGGATAAGCTCGACCAGATGTTTGAGCTTCGCAAGGCGTTTATGGCTGCCTTGCAGAAGCAAGTTCCAGATGTCTACCCAGAGATGCCTGTCGATCTAACAAACAAGTCTACGCAGCAACATCTCAGAGATCTTGCGCTCCGCGGAGTAGAAGAGGTTTTTGAGGCTGTGCAAGAGTTGAAGAATGCGAAGTCTCATAGACAGACTGAGATTCGTGACTTCAATCGTTCTGCTTTCAAGGAGGAGATGGTTGATTCATTCAATTACTTCCTCTCGCTTCTCATTATCATGGGCGTCACTCCGGACGAGCTTTTTGAGGCGTACGTTAATAAAGACAAGATCATTCACGATAGGATTAAGAGCAAATACTAGAGGGATACAGTGACCTTTAAAGAGATGCTGCAGTGTCAGCGTGCATTCTCTAATCTTTTCTTCGATAGCAAGTCTTTCACAGACGCGGAGAAAGAGCAGATGACAAAATCGTTTGCTCTTGAATTGCATTCTGAAGTATCAGACCTTGTCTCTTCGATTAACTTCAAGGATCATCGAATGGATCGCAAGATGCCAGATCGGACGAAGATCCTATATGAGAGCGTCGACGTGATCAGGTATCTGATGGCGATCATGAATGTCTGGGATATCAATGAAAAAGAGTTTGTCGATGCCTTCGAAGACAAGGACGCCTACCTTCATTTTAGGAATAATCTATCGAAGAAATCTTGGGATGGTCGTCCAGTTGCGATCATTGACATGGACGACGTCTTGGCTGAATTCAGGAGAGCTTTCTTTGAATGGCTTGCTGAGACGAAGGGTGCTGTGATCTCTTATGACTGTCCAGAATACTACGCAGCTTCGGCTGCGCAGGATCTTGGTCACAATACAGAACGCCTCTTCAAGGACTTCATAGCAGAACGAAAGCTAAGGGATATTCCTGCTGTGAGTGATGCTGTTGAGTTTACACATGAGCTCAAAAATCTCGGATATTGGGTTCAGATACTCACGGCACGCCCTGCAGACAATCCGCTTTGTCTTTTCGACACAGCACGCTGGTTGCACAATTCTGGACTCTACTTTGACGACGTTGCTTTCAGCGGAGAGAAGTTTCTCTGGATCATTCAGTCAAAGTTTGCCGGACACGTTGCGTTCTGCGTGGATGACTCACCAAAGCATGCAGCAGAGTTTGCATCTCACGGACTACGCACCTTCAGTCCAATTCAACCCTACAATAAGTCTCTTCAGCGTCAAGAAGGCGTAATTCTTGTTGAAAACCTGACCAAAATCATCGATAATCTTCGATAGGAGAAACAATGCCTCAAAATCTAGATCTTCAACCCATTACTCTGCCAATGGCGATTCGCTTCGGCGAAGACCCGTCAACCGATTTTGTCAACAGCCTTGATGCAATCAAGCTTGAGCTAGTTGACAGCCCGGATCCCAAGACTATTCGACAGGCAGTCTACTGCTTTGTAAAGTCCACCTGGGCAGACCAGCATGTACCATATGGTCAGGCGTCTGATGCAGATCTTTCTAAGACCATGGAGGATGTCTTTGCAGGTCGTGCTCTTCCGGCTGCGATGGAGCTCATCGGTCTCACGTTCCTCGTAGGCGGCATCGACACGCAGACTGTAACTCACCTTATCCGTCATCGTGCTGGATCTTTCGCAGCACAGTGCACCGGTGATCGCTGGCTCTCTCATGAGCGTAGCCTTGTTCCAGGCTCTATCCAGAACAGTCCTGAGTTCTACGAGCGCTGGCAGGACCATGTCAAGGAGGCGAAGCAGCTTTACGTTGATATGGTCGATTCTAAGAAGATTAGCCTGATGGATGCTCGACACATCCTTCCGAAGTGCCTTGAGACATTCTACTACATGCGCATGAACATCCGTGATGCTTTCATGTTCATCAAGCAGCGCCAGGACAAGCAGATCCAGCCTGAGGAGGACAATATCCTTGCTGCGCTTATGGCTCGTGAGATCTTGCGTGTCTTCCCTGAGGCACATGTTGCGATCAACCTTCGCGAGCCTGCCTGGCACTACATCAAGACGTTCCGCAATGGCACGGGCACAAATCTCTATTGGCCCGACGAGGACAGCGAGAAGCATCTCACCTATCATCCGAACGACACGATCTATCAGGCTACACGTGACGATATGAATGGAACTGAAGGTGGCGAGCCCCGCTTCCGGACGCTTTGGCGTGAGATTCTTGGGGAGATTGACGAGATTGTGAGTAATTACAAGGCGCGTCGAGATTTTTAAGAATTCTGCGGGCGCTTTATTATTCTAGCTGGAATGAAAGATGCCCGCTGTTAGAGTCGTAGACGAACACCTTCTTGCGCCAGTTCTTGTATATTCAGGAACTGGTGGTACATTTAAGAATGAGTTACAGCTTGACACGCAGGGCGGAATTATTCGCCAGCAGATTGGTGAGTTGCTTGTAGTAAAGAATGATTTCAGCGTAGTTGCTTCTGTCACAGGATCTGTTTTCACAGGTCCTGTGACATTTTTGTCTGGAGCAACGGGATCGATCCAGACGTTGGTAGACGGATCTCCCTTTATACGATCTGGAAATGGGATAGACATTGTATCGGGAACAGATGGTAGCATTACCATATCAACTTCAGGTACACTTCTTACACTTGAAAGTCTTTCATCAGCGTCATCTGTGTTTTTTGGAGGTGACGTCTATGTTGAAGGAAAAATTTACGGCGGATCTCCCGTTGAGATTGGAAACAGCCTTATAGTTTCTGGTTCTGTCGTTGCCAAGGATGGAATAAGCGGATCACTTACAACTCTTTCTGATGGTTCTTCTTATCTGGTTGCCGGACCGGGAATATCGATATCGACAGGATCTAGCGGTCAAGTAACGATATCGTCTACTGTAGACGCGTCCTCTCTTGGCAAAGGCGGCGGCGGTCTAATTACAGATCTTGTCTTGAATGAAGCTCCATCTGGATTGATGGACGGAATAAATAAGACATTTTCTCTGGCATTTGAACCTGCAAGTCCGCAAAGCATTATGCTGTGGCTCAATGGACAGCTTCTAACACAGGGTCCAGGCCAAGACTATTCTGCGTCGGGAAAGACAATTCTGTTTGGGCAGATGTCGCTTGAGCCAGAAGACAAACTTATTGCGATGTACCCTAGGCAGGTGTCAGTAAAGAAATTTTCTCTAAACGAGGTTGCTTCTACAGTGATGTTTTCAGGATCTATTGCGCTTCAAATTGAGAAATCGCCAGATCCCCCGCAATCTTTGATGGTCTTTAGAAATGGTCAACTTTTGACCTTTAACACTGATTACACTGAATCTAATAGAATTGTTCGGCTGGTCGGCGGAACCGTGGAAGAAGATGATATTTTTTTGGCCACCTACTCTTACATGGACTAGTGTCATTTTGATCGATATTTAATGACAAGAGAAATAAATGACATACATGACATCGGAGCTTCCTGTTGCTGCCTATCTTAGAATGAAGGGAGTTCGCCTAGTTGGTGCAAAAACAGAGGCGAATGGAAAATTTGTCTTCACGTTTGATGACCCAAGATCCGAGTGTCAGTCGCTTGCATTTGAGTTTTTTAGCAGTGATTTTTGCACATTTGATACGCACCTAAAATCTCTCAAGAAGATAATTTACACAAGATAAGGGAGAAAACATGCCACCTACTCAAATTAGAGGCGAGCAAATACTTGATGATTCACTGACAGCCTCGGATGTCGTCTATTCTCTTGACGATGCGTATGATAACGGCGGCGCCGGATTGGGCAGAAACATCACAGCAGATTCCGGACCAGGTATCA